CCAACAACGATTGAGTAAGAATTGCTAGTGGTATCCTTCTTATCAAGGACTACCATCTCAATCTTATCTTCATTCGAACGAACGCAAATATCTGGCAGTTGGAGAACCGCAGCAGCCTTCATCAGTTCGGAAAAGTCCTTCTGCTTTAGTTCAAAATTGATTACTACTTCTGGCATCTGAATCTTCTTAGTCGGAGCAGTAAGCAACTTTGGTTCAGAATAGAAAAACTTAACAGAAGAGTTCTTATTATGAATCGTTACAAATTTCTCATCGAATACAAACTCTGGATCCTGAAAGAGAGAAACTACTCCCAAGAACTTGTTTAGATCCCACAAACCGAATTGAATCGGAAACGACTCAGGAACAGTTGCTTCTGCAAGAACATTCTTTACAGGAGATACGGTAGTAAGCGTATCGCCTGGATTTACAAGAATATTAGAATTAATTGATGCGAAGTTCTTTAGAACTTCAATGGTTTCCTTTGAAAGTTTCATGCTTTTAATTTCACTTGCCACTGACATTGTATAATCTCCAATTATTTTGGATTTGAGTTTTCACGAATATAATCTACACTCTCTTTTAGTTCTATGAACTGCTTTCTATCGTTTGCAGTTTTGGTTGATTCTGAATTCGGAACATAATTAGTGAATCCAGGCATCTGCAAAGGACATGTTACCTTCGGGTAATGCAGTTTTGTGTATTCCACCATCTTACCACCATTCTCGTATGGTGTCAACTGAGTAAGTTGTTTGTCTCCGCAACCACATGCTCCACAATAATGAGAGCCTGGATAACGCGCACTATCCATTCGTCTAGGACACGGAGGAAGATCTTGATCTGCATCCCCATGACAACTTAAAACACGCAAAGAATGAGTAATTTCAGATGCTTTATTGTCATTGAGTCCACGGGACACCATTGATTCAGTAAATGATTTTGCTTTACTGAGAATATTTTGTTTTATGGGTTCACCGCTTTTTCCTCCCGCATCCGCAGGAGGTTGAACTTTTTTTGCTTTTGAATCTGCCTGGGCGCGAAGTTCTGCTATCACTTCTGACGCGGGTTTACCCTTAAATTTTGCTTTTTGTAATTCTTCTGCTAGTTTTTTAGGATCTATCTTGCTCATTGTTCATCCCAACGATCATCATAAAAATCTTCAGAATCTTGATTCCCTAAGCAATAATCTTTTAATGATTGTTTTTCATTCGACCGATTATGCTTTCCTTTTGGGGTATTCTTGGGACGCTTACGGAATCTTTCGAATCTGTAATCATCATCTTCATCATTACCCTCATACTTAGGCATTTACACGATCTCCTCTAGATCAGGAAATACTTCCTTAATTAATTCTTTAGTTACAACAGAACTCTTAAATGAATTCGTAACAATCATTTCATATGCTGGTGCTTCCAACCAACTCATTTCTTCTAGTACCATTAGTAATCTATCCATCATTCGTTTAGTCAAAATTCCAGTATAGAATTGAGGAAGCATACGCATTGCTTTCTCAAATTTCATATACGAAAGTCCAATATCTACCATATTTGGTTTATATTCTGGAATTTTAGTAATTACTGGAGTTTTATTATTTAATACTGCCCATCTAAGAAATGTTTTAAAATGCAATGAACTTGTTGCATATTTTCTAAGAAGTACAACTTGATACTCTTTAGATGGAGTTCGCTCAATTTCTCTGAGCATTTCGATTATTGACTTGTACATAATTAAAAAGAAGTAATCTCTTTCAATAGATTGTTGAGTTTATGTTCAACGAAATAATTGAACATCTTATGGTTATTTATATTGGGTTTCTTATATTCTTCAATAATTTGATCGACATATTCCTGTGGAATATAATTCAGATCAATTAGAAGTTGATTCCTGGCAAATGAATCTTTGTATTCATCGGGAATCGTAGATTCGTATTCTTTTAGTTTCTTTGAGGTTACTGGTTTTTGTCTTTTGTTCTCTACAATCAGAGTGTCAGCATCCGATAGAATATTAGGAATACCATCACTAGGATCCCCCCTGACAATCTGTTCGAATAGAAATGATGTTGGATTATCGCACTTTACCATTAGTTTCTTCAATGGACTGTAAATATCAACATTTTGATAATACAGAAGTTGCTGAAAATCCTTATCATTAGATACAATAAGAACTTTTTCTGATGGCGAATAATGCTTTGCCAAAACAGCAATAACATCGTCTGCTTCGCAGCGATCTATCTTAATATTCTTGTATGGCATATTCTCCGCAATCTCTTCGTTGATTTGACGCATAGATGCGAAGATCTGATCCCAATATTCTTGATTGTCTTGCTGTGTTTTCTTTCTATTTGCTTTATAGTGAGGAAACACATCCTTCCTCCAATAATTATTGGAGTCCTGACAAATTACAATATCACCATATTGGTTATTAAATTTTTCCTTTATAAACCTATATGTGTTTAGTGTAATATGTCGGATGATATTTAGAGGATCTTCATCCAAAATTTGTTCAGGATTACGATAATGGGAAAAAATAGATGCAAGAATTATTTGAGAGTTATCAACTAGAATCATTTGAATGCTTTCACGATAATGGTATGCTCATTCAATCGTGGAGTTGCTTCGGTTTCTTTGGTTTTTAGGCCATCGTAATGATTGGTAAAACTACGAATACCGTTTCCCAATCCCTTGAAGAATTCCTTTGGTTTACGAACGACTTTACATACCGACTTATTTACATTTTGTAGAGTAGTTCCCTTAATACTAAATCCCTCAAGAGATTCGGTTTCGTACAGACAAACCTTAGAATACTTAGTATTATAGACAACCACCTTGGATGCTCCAATTATATCACGCGGATCAATCGAAGTCAAACCCAAACCAGTATCTTGTTTCAAATACTTTAGATTCTTAATAAGTTTTTCTGGCGACTTGGCCTTCTTCTTTCTAGGTTTCCTTTGCTTCTTTTGAGTAGCAAACTGTCCAGTAATGTCAATAATGTCATTCAATAGCTCGACAAACTTCTTTAGTTTGACTTTGCCGAGATACTCATATCCTTCCTTAAGTTGAGGATCATTACCTTCCAATGCTTCTTGCTTTTCCTTGATTATTTCAGAATAATAATCATGAATTGCTTGGCATTCATATGCTTTAAGTTTATTGTTGATGATCCAAGTTTCGATCTTGAAGGACTTCATGAATTGACGATAATCCGAAGCATTCAGGAACTCATCAATCTTTCCCTCAAGTTCTCCAATGGTAGAACAGATCTTATCTTTGATATGATCTTGAACGGAGGATCGAACAACCTTTGGACTATCTTCTATTACAACAATGCCCTTACATGATGCGATTAGATCCGATAGATGATCATTAAAATACGATTCATCCGTCGAACCAACCTTTCCACCAAGTGTCTTGATACGACAAATAGATCCTAGCCTGCGGAATAGGTAATTATTCTTATTCAGAGAGCGGATCTGATTAAGGGTTTCTTTAGAAATATCCTTAATTTGCTTGCAATAATCTAGCACAAATTCCTTGTAATCTTCATCACTACAGAAATAATTGTACCAGTTAATCGCCTTTGCTGCACGACAACCAATCTCCGTTTCTGACAGAGTATTGATGTCAGTCCAAAGGGGTTCCTTACCCATTACAGTAGTTTCGTATTGATTTCCTTTACGCATACTCATACCCTAAGTATAGCACACGAAGAAGCAGATGTCAAGGTTTGTAGAAAACGAAAACTGGTTCATATTTCATTACTCTTCCATTTACCTTACAATAATTCTTACATTTAGGTATTCCATTTTCGTCCACACGATTTTGGCCTGGCATTGATTCTAGTGCCATTTTTAGTGTATATTTATATTCCATACCCAAAGATTGTAGAATTTTTTTAGAATCTTCCTCCAATGGAAGATATTCTCCTTTGATTAAGAGATCAGCAATGTTCCACAATAGATATCTATCATTTCGCAGTGATTCAACACAGGTTTCCAAAGTAGGACGAAGGAAGCCATCTCTCCATGACTCATATGAAGAAAACTTTTTATATGATTGATTTTCATCTTCAGAATATGCCTCTCTATTGAAATACGGAGGAGAAGTAAAAACTAGATCTATTTTTCCTTTGTATTTTTGGAAACCTGCATCATTTCCGATAACTTCGGATCCAAGTTGGAATACTTCATAGCTATTGGTAGACGAGAATAGTCCATTACCTCTATATGTTTTTGTGTTGTAGAACTCGGCAATACTACCATACTTACCAAATTTATTAAGGTGTGGTGGATAGTTTTCAGGATTTGGATCAGTACCAATATAGTGCAAAGTCCTATCGTCGCGGGCAGACATAGCACCCAAAATACGGCCACCCCAGCCGCTAGAAGGATCGTATATATTAATTGTGCTAGATTTATCAATATGTTCAGTGAATCTTTCATACAAATACTTTGCTGTTAGCGGTGGGAAATTTACTGCTGGTTGAATGTAACCTATGCGAAAGCATTTAAACCCATCGGGGAATACTTTCTCTCCTTTTCGATATACTCTGATCGAATAAATCTTATCATCTGGCATATTTTCAATATCAAAAGTAGAGTGATGTCTGTATTGCATCTTGTCTTTCCATTCTTCTACTTGCTCTCTGGAGAGTACAAGAATGTCAGATTGATCTAATTGAAAATAACCACTATTAACACCATCTCTGGGAGAGATTTGTTCTAGGAGAAAATCGTGATTTTTAAATATAGATGGATTGGAAAAATATGCTTCCATCCATTCTTGTCCGTTTGCAACATCTACAATTGAATATTTTTTAGAATGACGAATGGCAGATAGTGCATGAGAATAAAACGAATCCCGACGAAGGTGACGCATAGATCCCTTTATAACGCGATCTAGCATATCTGGATTTGCAACCAAATCGTAAATAGAATAACCATTATCCTTTTCGGAGTAGTTAATTCTAGTTTTAAACATATTAGAAAACCACTGATCTACCTCTACCCCTGCGCGAGATTTATTGATAATTACATCATCTGGTATATCGGATAGTTCGTCAGAATGTGTAAATTCATGAACAGGATAACTTTCTAGACGATTAAAACTATCAATAATTTCGTCCTCATTTTTTCCTGTCCTCGGGGGACAACCGTGACTATCCCACGCATCCCGAATCGTTTCTCTCATACGAACAACCCAATCTTTAAATTGATCGGGTGTCATATCAAGAAGATCTTCAAAACAGACATTTATATCTGAGTCGATTACATATTCATTTCGCTGATACTCAGGAGCAGGGTAGTTCTTGAGTTGGACATTTCCAATAGTAGACATGACCTGGTATTGTTCCATTCTTCCAGTTTATTTCACCAACTTGTTTAAAGTTGTTTTTAAGATAAAATTTAATTGCACGGAGATTATCCGCTCGTACAGACAAGTATACATCTTTTTGACACCATTGCAAGAAGTCATTCAATACACTTCCCGCTTTACCATTTCCTTTGTCTGTGTTTAAGATTTGCTTTATTGTACAACTTCCTTTTGGAGCAACAACATTACCTATTGTATTATTTCGTTTATAGAAATTATACATGATAATTACTCCATCATAGACGATGCAGTTACATCTTTCTATCATATTATAAATGTAATCTGTTCTTATGTGAGGAAATAGATCTCTATTTGCTGCAAATGCTGCTTTTACATATTCATAATCACTTGTTGTTGCTACTGGAATTGCAATCATTTTATAACGCTGAAGTTGTTCTTTTTAATAAATGTAATATGGTTATTAAATTTGTCTTGTAGTATTTCTTTTGGTTTATGACTAATGACAAATATATTTGTGTTCTTCTTCAGTCCCTTCAAAATATCTAGGAAGGATTCTGTTGAGGCATCATCCAAACTACCATCTAATACTTCATCAAAGATAAGCAAATTACAATTTACAGAATTCTTAAGTTGAGCAGTTGCTCTCCATGCAAACAAAAGTGCCAAATCTATCTTTCTCTTCTCACCTTCGCTAAAACTATCGTATGTAAATATGTCACGATGACGCGACTTAATGGTTTCGCTAAAATTCTCATCCAACTCAAACTTTACGAAGAAGTTCATCTGAGAAAGATAATTGTTTATGATCTTATTCATGATGGGGAGATAGTGCTTGATAATTTTTGCTTTGATTCCACCATCTTTGATTAGAGTACTGATCACATTATAATAGAATCCATCTTCTAGAAGAGTTCTGCGCTTTACGACATATTCCTCTCCCTCCGCTTTTTGTTCTTCTAGAATGGTTTGTTCTTTTTCTATATTTTCCGTATCTCTATTCAATTCAGTTATATTGTTTTGAATCTTGGAGATATACTTAGTTGTACTTGCAATTTGACTGTTCTTATTGCTTATATCTTTTTCGATTGCTAACATCTTCTTTCCGATATTACTGATTTCTAGAATCCTAGTATCAATATCGGAAAGTTTTTCAGACAATTGAACCAACCCATCATTCAACTCTTGAAGTTTTGTGGTTTTCTCTTCAATATGACTGCACTTTACTTCTTCAGACAAAACCTGAGAACAAGTAGGACAGGTATCATTCTTTTCGTAGAACTCCAAGTTCTTTTGTGTAGTTTTAATATTCGTTTCTATTTGATCTTGTAAAGATGATAGTTTAATTTTTGCAGAGTGAATATTTGTTGAATCTTCGATGGTCGATTCCAGTTCTTCTGCTGTTTTTGTTAATTCTTCTATTTCAGCAGACAACTCTGAAATTAGTTTGGACGATTCCTCTAATTCATTTGTATATTTTTCTAGAGTTTGCTGACTATTGTTTTTTAGATTATCAATAATCTTTTGTTGACTCTCTTGCTTATGCTTGAGAATCTTTATTGCATCGTCCATTTCTTTCATATTGTCCTTGAGCAAATTAACTTTACTTTTTAGGACATTATTCATGACAGAAAAAATATTAATATCCAATAATGCTTCTACAATATTTCTTCTATCTGCTGCGCTCAATCTCATGAATGGTGTGTAATTGGTAGAACCCAATATTACAACCTGACAAAAAGATTTGTGACTCATCTTCAGAATTTGCGTTTCAAACATCTCCTGATAATCTTTTGCTTTCGCATTTTGATTTATCAGGTTTCCATCCTTATAGATCTCAAATACTTTTGGTGCAAGTCCTCTTACAACCTTATACTTGGATTCTAATATAGAAAATTCTATTTCTACTTTTAGATCTTTCTCGTTGATAGAATTGACTAATTGAGGAATATTGATATTCCTGTATGGCTTACCGAAAAGAACAAAGGACAACGCATCAAGTAGCGTTGTCTTTCCTGCACCATTATCTCCATTGATAAGGGTGGTTTTTGCTTTTAAGAAATTTATTTCTGTAAAGGTATTACCAGTTGAAAGAAAATTCTTCCAACGAATCTTACTGAACTTTATCACAATTTACTCCATCATTTATGTGGTTTCTTGCGAACCAAAACTGCTCTGCGTCTTAGAGAAATCTTTCTCTTGCGATTTGCTAGTTTTCTTTTTCTTTTAGATTTTCTAGCAGTAATTCTAGCACGACGCTTCATTTTCACTAATTGTGAAGTTGGTCTTCTTCTGCAAGTTCTACCAACCTTCATCTGACCTGGTTGACATTTAAAGATTATTTTTCTTTTACCACCACGAACAGCAACTGTTCTTTTTGCGGTTCCTTCCGTCAATACACTAGTCGCTACAATTTCAAATACATCGTCTAATGGACTGATATAGAATCCTTCATCCTCTTCTGTCAAGAGTTGAGAATCGGATTCTTCAAAATCCGTTAAATCATTAAAAACTGTTTCGATACTTTCGTGAATTAGTACAGAATTAGATTTAAACTGATGATACTCAAAGTCATAGGAATCCAATATGAATTCTATTAAATCCAAATCTCTATCCAAGAACATTACTTCTGTGGTGTTTTCTGTGTTCTCAATTAATGTAAAAGAAAATGAGTTATCCATATACTAGTCCTTTAGAATTATTTAGTTCTAAAAGACCTTGAGTGTACCACATAGGGGGTTCCCTACGAGTCCACTTTGCAAACCTATTCTTTTCGTGAATATAGTAGTTTCTATATGCTTCTACTGCATTGTCAGGATTACGATACTGTTCGGGCATCGCCTGAGCATACGGAGTAGATTCATCCTTTCCATTCTTTATAAGATTGATCGGAAGTTGGGAAAGATGAGTATCAAACAGATGCTGCATGGAATGGGTGGAATAATACCGATATGTGTATTCCGAACAAAGCGATTTTCCATGAAGAAGCAACCAATTATAATTATGGGTACTTTGCATTGTCCATTGTGTACACGGATGATTAACCATCACTGACTTACACAAAGTATTTTCCAATTCAATATTTTCCATTAAATACCGCTTGATCTTTCTGCCCTTGGGGGAAAGAACAACAGCGGGATTGCCGTCAAGAACTCTATGAGTCGTTGATAGCAACTGCGCTGTTTCTACGATCATCTTTACCACATGCTTGTCGCATAGGTTTTTTGCAGCAACAATAGGATCTTGATTTACTACGAAGATATTCATGACACTAGTATACCATGTCATTCCTCGACTGTCAAACTCTCCAAGTAAAGTTCTCGGATCATTTTCTTTAACTTTTGTTTATTATCAATATTTTCCATAGCATCAACTTCTTCATTGATTAGAGTTAGCGTGTCTTTGGACACATCTTCAACAGAAGAAGCCATTATCTGTTGCTCGGAATAATCTTCAATAATATTGACTTCATATGCACCAGCATCGAAAAGAGATTGAATGAAGGTATCGAATAGAATCGGATTCGTTTTATGTTGAACAATCACTTTAACAAAAGTCAATGAGTACTTAGAAAAGTCAGTTTCCATCATATCATAGTTTTTATCGTCATAACCAATCTGATAGAAAAGATTTGATTCGTTTCTGATGTACTCAAGTTCCCGCGTATCTGTATCAAATACATGGAACCCCTTACGCTCGTTCAAATCGTTGAATGTAATTTGATACTGTGTTCCCAAATATTCTATATTTTTATCTGCCTGCTTACAATGAAAGTGACCAGAGAATACCGTTTCAAATTTATTGAAAACACCTACATCCAATCCCTCTTCGTGTTTGACTCCTCGTAAAACTTGGAATCCTGCAATCTCTAAGTGTCCGATTGCATATTCAGCACTACTATTTTTTATAGCATTAATGCTTTCGTCGTAGTTGGTTTTATTGATCCACGGAAGAGCAAGGAATTTGATTCCGTCATCCATTTCAATCTCACAGGGAGAAGAAATGATATGCATCTTACTACCGAACAATTCCGTAACCGAATTGATATCATTTGTATTTCGGAAATAGGTGTCGTGATTACCAATAACACAATAAAAATCTAAATTAAGATCTTCTATGTGTTTTATAAATCTTTGCTGTATCGCAGATAATGTATGAAAGTTTACATACTTTCTACGATCCAATAGATCACCAAGATGGAATACCGTATTGATATTATGCTGTTTTAGATATGGAAAAAACTGAGTTTCGAAATAATTTAAGAAATGCTCCAAGAAGATAGGAGAGTCATTTCTTGCACCAAAATGGGTATCATTAATTAATGCAATTTTCATTTATTCTTCCTCAAACAACTCTAAATTTTTCTTCTTTTTATTCGTTGTCTTGGTATCTTCTGTTTCTTCAATTACTTTTTCGTAAACTTCTGCTTCATCTTCGCTAATACCTAACTGTTTTAGATACTGACTAAGATCTCCGCGAGTATCTAAAGATTTAAGATACTTGTATTTTATTTCTTTTTGTTTCTTTTCTTTTTGTATTCTTCTTAAGAATGCATAATAAGTTATTTGTGTAAAATACGAAAATGGATTTTGAGATTTTTGAGGATCAAAATTAGAGCAATAAAGTAAACAGTTTTCTACTGCATCCCCAATCATATCTTCTTTGAATGGATAATTTACAAAATTTGGTTTCTTGGCTAAATTTAAAGCAATTTCTAAAAAACACTCTGCGATATATGGAGTTACAGGAGGAATTGGTTCATCCGTTTGTAATGCTTCTAATACTGAATTTTTCCATATAATCATTTCTTTCAAAAAATCCTCGTTACTTATGTAATGAGAACTTGATTTTTTCTTTTTACTCATACACCACAACCTTTCAATATGCTCCAATTATAGCATATGTTTGTCTGCGTTCAACTAAAAATCTTGGAAGAAAAAACTTGACAGGTATTTTACCTTAAGTTATAATCACTGTGTGGGCTATCAAGGAGACAAGGCTTTAAAGACCTAAAGCTACTTAAGATAGTCCTCTGGATTGTTCGACCAACTGCGGGGATCTTTTGGATCCCCATCTTCCACATATGGCAAATCGAAAGATTCTTTAGGAGCGATTCTGTTTTTCGCTCTTTTTCTTTTTGGTGGATTCGTATTCGCCTTTGCGGGATTGAAATCTTCATCGTCTTCAAACTCAAAATCTGATATATCAAGATCATCAATATTATCTTGACCACCATTTTCGATTTCATCTAACAATGCTTCTATGCTTATTTGCATATTTTCCATGAACATTTGAAAATGATCTGGGTTTTCAAAATTAAAATTTAAATTAAGATTTCCCATGATACCTTTTGTATCATCTTCTTGTTCTGGATTTTGTTCATCAGAATTGTTATTGTCACTTAAAGAACCCATCAGTTGTTGAAGAGTTTCTAGTTCTTTTAGATAGAACTGTAGTATCTTTTCATCTGCTGGAACTGTAGAAATTATTGCAGTTTTTGCAAATTGAATATCATCTGTACCCGAAAAATCAATCCATTTTCTAAAGGTAAGAACATCTTTAACCTTTGCTCCAAATGGATTGGTAATGCTTATAATCTGATAGGTAAAAGGATTATTTAAAGTAATATGGGTGTCGGATTCGACATCCACTAAAGATCCGATCAAGGTATCTCCTGTCACTAACTTTACAAGAACATACTTGGGTTGATCCATTACTGCTCCTTTTAATTATTTATATAATTGGAATAGACACCTTCTTGTGTTCAAATAATTCCGATTCATATATTTTTAATCTTTCCTCGTAGTGCTTAAGCGTATGATTTTTGTAGGATTTCCAAGATAAATCATCTGCCAAATCATATAGTTTTGCTTTTTCCTTAAATTCAGATTTACGCAATTGTCTACCAATTGATTGCAATACTCTCACTCTGCTTTTAGATGGAGATGAAAATATAATGTTGTGAAGACGACGAATAGAAACACCCGTCGAAAAGGTTCCATACGAAGCAATGATGATAGCATTTTCTTCCTCCTCTGCAATTTTACGAACCGCTTCACGATCATCGACTTCTGTACCACCGTGTATGAAGAATACCTTGTGATCAGTGCCAAGATCATCAAACATTTGTTTTAATTTCTTTCCGTGCTTTTCTACGAACTGAAATAGAATTAAAGTGTTACCTTTTAAATTCTTTGCCAAATTGCATATGAATTTATTTCTGGGTTCGTATTGAACGATCCAATCTATCTCTTCTTGGTATGTAATTTTCTTTAATTCTTGTCGTATTTCATCTGAATATTTCAATAGGATACAATCAATGGAAAGATTGGATAAAATATTTTTATCCATGAGTTCTTTCGTTGATGTTACTTTATGAGATTTTCCGAATAGTCCTTCTATTACCAATTTGTGCGTAAGAGTTCCATCCAGAGTTCC